CTATTCTGGCTTATGTCTTGCGCTCCACCACCGCCATACTGCCAAACTCTACTACTTGAGATTAAAGGATATCGTATGTCATAGCTTGAACTTGATGTTATTCGTGTTTGAACTTGTGCACCGTTGTATTCGTGCGTGTAAGGAGACATATCTAAAGTGTTTAGCTTGTCTTCTCCGAAGTAATCTTGTAACGTTCTTAAATCGCCGTAAAACGTAATGCTATAACTTTGTGCTAAACCCTTTTTTACATTCGCCTTTTCGAGTTGTATCTTACCTGTTCTAAACGGAATTAAATCTATCTCTATCCTTGCATCCCTTCTTACCTGATAGTCGTAGCTATTATCTATAGCATTCTCGTAAAAGTGTTTAAATATAGCGTTGTTATGCTCACTTGCAGGTACGGTAAAACTCTGTGATAAATCAGTAAATGTTTTAGCAATATCTTGTACGTTTTGAATGCTCGATGTTATAGAAATCTTTTCGTCATCGAATAACTCTAAACGCTCACCTTCAATATATATCTGTACTTTTCTTTTCATTATACTACGTTGTTAATGATGTCACTTGCATACTGAAATTCTAAAGTATAGTTTATCATTTTCGTGTTTATCTGTTTAAATAACTCCGTGCTTTTCGTGTTTAGTTTAACAGGTCTATTGTCTAACAATATTCTTTCACTTGTCATTAACTCACGTAGATTCTCGCTGAAGTCCTCAGATACCCAATCCGTATTCACCGTAATAGTTTCTGAATAGTTAGTGTTGAACGTTTTTCTTTGTCCTTCCAATACGCTATAATTAACAAGATTGGACTGAAGCAAATTATACTCTGAGTTTTCAACGTTAATACTATTCTTAGATGCCTTAAAGAAGAACTCTCTTTGCCACGCTCCGTATCTATTGATAAAGTCGCAGCAAACAGGCTCATATTTACATTCTGTTTTTGGCTTAAAGGTAGCACTCCAAAGAACATTATTTGAAGCATCTAAAATCTCCATTAAGTTCCCGTTGTCGTAGAAAGAAGTGCTTACCCTAAAAGATGTTATTACATCGCTTGTAGGTATTGTCGCATTAAATATTGTTCCTGTGCCTAACTCGGTGTATCTTAGCTTTTGCCCTGCAGTAGCATTCCACGTTACACTACCTGCTCTTTTTAAAGTATCGGTTGCTAAATTTGCGTTAGCATCGTATAAATAATAATACGTCTTTTCATATAATAATACTTCGCCTAAGTCCTCATTGTAACCTTCCGTATATAATCCGTAACCATCAAAAGCAGTATATAACTCCGTGCTACCTACCTGCGTAAAAGTTGTAGTTAATTTCTTAAATCTTTTTACTTGTACGTTGCAGCTTTCCGCATTAGTTAAAGCCGTATTGGTAACATTATAGTTGTTTTGAAACGATGCGTGCGTTATATATTCTTTTATGTACGGACTAATATTGTAAGTTGTTTTTGTAACCGTTGGCGCAGGTATAAGCTTGCTTAAAGTATACGTTGCTGAAGCTGGTACAGAAGCAGGTGACCCGTTCCATATTCTTAATTCTACTTTCGTTTCTATTTGTCCTGCTTCATCTATCTCTACTATAAATGGGGAACGTGCTGATATATTAGCCATTATTTAGGTTGTTTTATTATGTCGTTAAATAGTTTAGTTGCTTCAAGTCCGTATTTATCTATTAACTCGTTTGGTAGGTTTTTGTATGCTGCCTCGAATGGCTTCGTGAAAAATAAACTCGGTTTAATTCCTTTAGAGTATATACTTCTGGTCATTAACCACGCAGTAGATTTGTAAGTCATAAACTTACCGCTCTTTCTATCTTTGAATTGGATTCGTCTTTGTGTAACCCATTTCTCCATAGCTGCCGTTAATCCACCTTTCTTACCTGTACCGCTTCCAAATCTAAACGGAGATTGTGGTGCTTTACTTGCACTCTTCTTTCCTTTAACTCCTAAGTCCTGATACGCTCCGTATTCTTCCATACTAAAGTACATACCTATGGAATTAGGAAATACTTTTACTTCTCCTTCGATAGAGTTGTATAGCTTCTTACTAACGTTCTTATCCTTGTTGGTAAGGTTACGTTTAGCTTGTGCTATTATATGGTCTTTAAACCTATCTAAAGCCTTTTGTACTTCGTCTTTCTGCATCTTAACAGATACTCATTTCGTTTTTAACCAACACATCGAATGTCATTGTCCACCCTGCTAAAAGATTCTCAAAGCGTTCTGTGAATGGTTCGCAATTAGGAACGCCATCTATCTGAAATAAATCCGTGTATAACGTGCCTCGTCTCATTACTTCATATACTCGTTGAAGAACTGCTAACTGAGTATTCAATACATCTTGTTCGTTATCGTTGCCTGTAAATACATCTGTAGTTTCGTCTTTTGATATATCCACAATATCCATTGCAATGATGCTAACATTAAACCTAATCACGTTTTCCTCAAACGATGCTGAGTTAACCATAATGTGAGATAAAGGAAATATAGTCTGTTTAGCTAAGTCAACATTAAAGATGCTCCCTTCTGTAACTGAATTAACAAACGGAGAACTATTTAACTCCGTCTTTAACTTATCTATGATCGTGTAGAATCCTACCATTTTTGTTGTTGCTTTTTAATTTGTCTAATTTCTATTTCCGTCTTTTGCTTCTCAAATGTTAGTAAGGTCAAACACTTAACCAATGGTTCTCTGGTAACTGCGTCAAATCTTGTAACGTCTCCTTTAGCGAGTGCATATATGCTTTGATACCAACCCCATTGTTTTCCAAATTGAGTTTGCTCTGAATAGTCGTTAAGTCCATCCCCTTCATCTCCTTCTCCAAATAGTCCATCAAAGCCGTCAACAATTCGCTTCCTAAAGTCCAAAAAAAAACCGATGCACCAAACACTACATTTAAAGGTGCGTACTTCATTACTTCCGAATAGTTAGCAGTTCCGTTGTACTCTTCTATTTCGTATTTTTCTCCTTTACGCTTGGTGATAGGTCTATACATTGCTGCCATAGCTTTATGCATCGTGTCCCAATCTGTAAGGTTGCGTTCTATATCGATATACTCACCCCAAGATATATTCTCTAAGTCAGGTACAAATCCAAACTCTAAATCTCCTATCTTAAAACGATGTTCAAACTTTTGCTTTACAGAAAACAATTTATTGAAGTGGCTAACCATATCAGAAATATCAGATGCTTTAATTTTTATAACATCCTTTAGTTCTATGCCGCAAAATAACTCTATCATTTTCTCAGCTATAAACTCCTCATCATTTGAGTTCTCAGCTACCTTTCTAAACTCTTGGTAGTGCTTTAATGGAATCTCACTTAGTGATGTTGGTATAAGCAATTCTAACTTCATATTTTTATAACTTTTATTTATCCTTATTGTTATACATAACTGCAATACTATACGCTTCGTTTAAGAGCATTACATCTCTTCTCATTCTCATTGGATTGTCAAATACTATTCTTACCCTTACACGCTTTCTATCGTATATGTAGTCCTGTACTATTGCTATCATTTCCTCAACGGATGGCGTATGTCCCATAGCTATTGTTTAATCCTAAAGTTTCCATTTCGTGATACCGTAGCGCATCTATAATGTGGTCATTGCCACCTGCAGGTTTATTTAATCTTACTCCTGTTCTATCCGTGTCCCAACAGTAGCTTCTAAGTTCTTTGATTAGATTAGTACTATCAGACGTTACTAAATACTCCTGACGTTGCATTACATCTATTCCGTAATTAATCGAATCCTTTCCTTTCGTAACACCTTTAATCGTTATTCCTTGTCTGCGTATTTCTTCTATACTTTTAGGCTCAGCACTATCTGCATACACTACTACGTTTTTTTGTAGTTCTTTAGCTATGTCAGAGTTAAGCATACCGGTGCGATATACCTTTTCTCTTACTATTCTTTGTCCGTTGTATTGATATATTTCCACTATCGCAGTAGGGTCAACTGAATAACCAAAGTCTAATCCTATGCCAATTAATCGTGCTTCAATCGGAATATTATCGATTATCTTCCAATTATTAAACACAACTCCTTCTAAGCTACCTACTAAACCAAGTCCGTAAACGTTCCACCAATTCCTCCAATACTCAGAAGTCTTTGCTTTCTCTTTGTTCTTTTCTATTTGGTCTATTATGGATTGGTCTAAGGCTTCGTTATCCTTGTAGGTTAGAATTATGAAGTCGCTATCTGGTTCGTCTTTTAGTTCCGTGTGTACCCAAAACTCATTCGCAGGGTTAAAGTCTAAAAATACCTCTCTCTTCGTTCTAATCGATAACTCATTGTACGCTTCAAAAGTGACATTGTTACACTCGTTAATATATAATATATCCCTACGAGCGCCCCGTAACTTAGAACTATCATCAGCCGAAAAGAATTCCATAACGCTGCCATTCGCAAATTCATATCTTAAAAGTGATTTATTAAAGTTTGCATCTACATATCTATTAGTCCACCTCATTATCTTTAAGAAGTCTTTTAATGCACCTCTTCTTAAATGTGGTATTGTTTCAGCTACTATACTAATCTCAGTAGTATTCTTTAATGCTTTGTCTATTAATACTGCTAAAATAGAATACGTTTTCGAAGCAGAAGTCCCGCCCTGAATTATTTTAGTTCGTCTTTTTAAAGATAAAACTTTATTCGTTGCTGTTGTCCTCTGAAACATCTGGGAATAAAGGTATTTCAATATTATGCTGCTCTATCTGCTGAACAGGTGCGCCATATCCTGAATCCATCAAAGCCTTATACGCTGCTACATCTCCTTCACGTGCTTTCTTAATCAATGCTAACGTCATTAAATCTTCCTGAGACATTGTTTCATTCTCGCCTGTTAAAGGATTCTTTAAGTTTTGATTAACTTCTAACCATTGGCGTGCTATTGTGCTTCGGTTCTTACTTCCCTTTGGTCTTCCTGCAGGATTTCCGCTTTCGCCTTTTTCCCATCGTGGTTCTATTTGTCCTTTTCCTGCCATTGTTCGTTGTTGATTCGTTGTTTATTTTAATTCAAATGATGCGGTAATTCTTGTGCTGCTATCTGTTTTTCTTGTGCTAATTGGATTTCCTGTGTTTATATTTTGAGGTGGTTTTCTACCAAAACTTCTACATATCCAATTTGATGATTTTTTTAAAGCATTAATTAAACTTGGTGCTGATGTAATAATAGTATATCTCCAATTTTCTTGTTTATAAATTGCTCCAACTTCATTAAGCAATCTTAATCCTATTCCTGCTCCTTGATAGTCAGGTAAAATAACTAATCGGTGAACTTGTTTAAAAAATTTACTCTTGGGATGAGGAAAATGAAAAACACTTATAAATCCTGCTATCTCATCGTTTACTGTTGCTATAAATACATTAGCGGCGTTATTATGTGAATGACTTAAATAATGGTGCTTAGCAAACATTTTCCAAATTGACTTATCTCCGTAATTGAATATTTCAAATTTAATTTCTGGTCTATTTTTTTTTTGCCCTTCAAAACTTTGAAAGGTCATTGTATCGGTGTTAAATACCCAATCGGGAAGTAACCAATCTTGTACGTCAAAATGACAAGTAACTGCTATAAACTTTTTATTTGTTTTTCTAATGGCTTTCTGCATAGCAAAAGAACCTATTTGAGCCACGTTTCTATCTACTACGCTTGTAAATTCATCAAATACAAATAGTTCGTTTTTTTCTAATATTGCTCTTGCTAAATCAACTCTCATCTTTTGTCCGTTACTTAAAACTGAATATGGTTTTAACCAACTCGGTGGGCTAGAAAAGCCTACTGAATTAAATGCAGATGTAATTTGTTCTACGCTACATTCTTTTGGCATATCGTCTAATACAGTTTCTTTCGTGTATTCATAAGATGTTACATAAGCATCTTCAAATAATTGTTTTGCTATTGTAGTTTTTCCTGTTCCGCTTTTTCCTACAATTAACCCTATTTGCCAATTATCAGGAATATCAATATCTCCTTTAAAATGTTCAATTACGTTTTCAGATTGTAAATCAAATTTACCAATCACTGAAGCAACTCTAAAAGTTTTAGTTGGCTTTACTTCTTTTACAATGTCAAAAGTCGGCATTCGTAACCCTCCTCAATTAATTTGTTGTAACTATTTTCTTGATGTTCTTCGTCTTTACATACGATTTCAATACGATATAAATTATCTATTGTACTTGATAAATCTTTTAATTCAGTTTCATCATCTTTAAATATAGGTAAATCCAACCCCCAATCCTCTAATTTTTCGGTGTCCCATTCATTTGCTAACATATCCCAATCCCATTCTCCAAAACCTACATTATCCTTTACAATGAATTCGTCTTTCTGCTGCTCGGTTAGATTATCAGCCTTGACAATATACACTTCTTTTAACCCTGCTTCTTTACACGCTTTTAAACGCATATTACCACCCAGAACAATATTGTTTTCATCTATTACGATAGGTCTTAACTCAAGCATCTGTGGAAAGTCCTGTATAGACTTTACTAACTTTTTAAACTTATCGTCTTTAATTAAACGTGGATTCTTTGGGTTCGTCTTTACCTCGCTTATTTTTACTTTATCTACTTTCATATTAGTTCAATGAGTAATTATAACTTCTATACTCTTCATAGTTTACTTCTTCCAGATGTATGGTCTTAATCGTGTTATCATAAAACAACACATACTCAGCTTCAGCAATTGCCATAGTAAGTCTTAAGCTATTCCATACTTGTCTATGGAGTTCTGGGTTTATAACTACTAAGTAATAGTTCACTATGCAGTCTTTAGTCTTCAGTATGTTCGTCTTTATATTGGTTGTATACTTTCTTCAACTGATTAAGAATATCTCTCCAACAACTAGAGCAGCTTGTAGGCTCTCTGTTTATATTTAAAACTCTATTGTAAACTTTGAGTAGTTCGTGTTGATCGCTCGGTGCTATTTCAGCAGTATTCTTACCAAAGAAAGTATCTAATACATTATATTCGTCTTCATTTAGGCAGCTAATCTTTCTGTAAGGAAATAGTTCGTTTAGCTTCTTCTTACGCTCGTCACATCCGCAGTCCTCTCCAGCTATAAACTTTACTAACTTCTTGATGCCTGTTTTCTTAAATACCTTTTCTAAAGTATCTCCTAAACCTTCAGCGACATCTTCTTTAATCTCGTTTACTAATTCTTGTCCTTCGTCTTTTAATAGGTCTACCACTTCGGTAACTACCTTCGGCTGCCTACCCCTTCTTTTCTTTTCCATTTCCTAATTCTTTAATCATTAATTCTAAATGTACTATTCTTTCTAAAAAGTGTTTTGCATCTAATAAGTTAACATTTTCGCCTTGCAGACTATTTGCAAATGCTACATATGCTAACTCCTTTTGGTTTTCTAAATACGCTTTTATCGTCTTCATTTGTTATCTATTAAGTTCATATATCTTTCTTTTAGTTGGTCAAATTCTTCCTGTAGCTTTTCGTGTTTCTGTAGCAAAGCATAATACTTGTCTAACTGCTCAGTATAATTCTTACGCAATTCCGCTAACGTTGTGTATGTATTTTCAGATTCTTTCATAATCGCCATTCAAATAATCTTCGTAGTCTTCTCCTACATTCTCAATCAAACGTTGCTTACAATGCTTTATAGTGTGAAATATAGACGTTACAGATATTTTAGTTAACGCAGATAACTCACGCATAGAGTGATTGTTCTCTTTATATAACTTAAACAACATCGTATCGTACCAATGCCACGAATCTATTTCCATATAAATCTTTAGTTCTATATCATTTTTAGCTTTCTCCATTCCGCTAACATCAATATCTTTTATATCTAAAGCATCGTTTACAGTTACCTTTTCAATCTTAGATTTTTGCTTACAGTAGTCTACATAAATATTACGCAGTACAAACCATATAAATCCTTGATTTACTTGTCCGTCTTTTATTATCTTTTCTGGGTTCGTGTATTTGTAGATTCTTAAATACATCTCTTGCACTATGTCTTCTGAGTATCGGTCTTCTCCAAAGGATTTAACTACCGATATAAAGTGCTTGTGGTGTTTTGCTACCGATGCTAACCACTCCGAACTATTTTCAGTTGTCTTCGTTTCTATACAATCGGCTAATAACATACACCCAAATTAAATCTATAACCTTATAAACATATTTCATTCCTCAGGGTTTAGCCTTATAAAAGCCATACCATCATACATATAATTTAAGAACCAATCACAAGTACGTCTTTTCATCCTGTATGCCCTGTGCATTTCGTCTTTTACTATCTTCCTAGCCATATATCATACATAAAGATGCTCAAAGCTATCAAATTCAATGCACCAATTACTAAAAATATTACTGCTAAATTAAAATATTCCATCTTAAATGCTAACATACTTAGTCCTAACATAAAAAATGCTTGAATCAAAAGGTATATAAATATTATTTCTCGTTCCATAATCTCTCGTAATAATTTTGTTTCTGCAAAGATAGGTTTTCTTTTGATAAATCAGATGGCTTTAAATAAGACGTTTTAATCGTGCTTCTTTCTATTGGATATACTTTGCTATTACTATCAGTAGAAAGTGCCTTAGAAACGAGTAAAACAAGTATTACGCTAAATATAATAAACATTGTAGCGTGATAGATTTTTAGTTCTGTGCTTTTCATAGTTTTTGTATTTCGTGTTTGACATCTAGTAGCCATTGATGAGCCAAACTCCCCTCATTAATGTATAAGCCATTTCTAAAATCAAGCATCTCATCAACTGCAATTAATGCGCATTGTTTTGCCGTTCTTTTTATTGCTAAACCATAATTAGTATCTCTATATGTAAACGAGCAATCCTCCATACTGAATCTTACTTGCAATTCGTAATTGTACAATAACTCCTTTGCTTTCTCTTTCGGTGTCATAGTTCTATACCTGCATCTTTAGCATAGTCCCACAATTTATCACGCGCATCCTGTAACGCATTATATGCATCATCGGTTATATTGTCTTCGTATTTAAGTCTCCCTCTTAAATATTGGTCGAACTCGTGAAGAACTACGCTCATATCTACCGCCTTGTTTACAAGATTATACTCGTGTGCGTCTTCTGGTAGGTTAAATTCTAATATTGCTTTCATATCAGTCTCTATTATTCCAATTGTTTAACACATCTATAATTTCTTCCCAATCAATTTGGTCTCTCATCTGCGCTTCAATTGCGTTACATTCTTCCTCTGAGAAAATATAAGGATAATAAATTCCTGTGATGCCATTCCATTTAGCTCCTTGAATGCTTTCAAAGATAAATTCTGGTGTGTCAGTTGCTAAATCATAGCCGTAACTGTATTCGGCTTTAGCTGAGAATGCCTCTATCACTCCTTGTGCATAGACGATTTCTAATTCAAACTCTTTCTGAGTTCCTGTAAAGTTTTGGATTTCTACTTTCATAATTTTTCTGTTTTGTTGGTTCAAATATATATTTAATTTTTAAAGTCTTTTATCTTTTGCTTATATTTTTCTATAATCTCTTTTAATTCTTCTCGTGTAAACTTTCGTGTTTTCATCGCATCAACGCTTAAACGCTCGAACTCTTCATATCCTAACTTAACTAAAAGATTTTCACGGTAAGGTAAAAGGTTGCCAGATAAAAACGAATTGCAATACTCACATTGTAAATGTACATTGCGCTCATCGAACCTTACGTTGAAGTGTCCACCTGCTGAATAGAAATGTCCTGCATTGCCTTTCTTAGGAGTTTTACCACAACTCACGCATAAATTTCCTTCATCTCTTAACCTAATATACTTGTTAAATACTTGCTGCGCTACTTTCATTAAATCCTGCACAGTAGTTAGTTCGTCTTTTAGTATCTTCTTACGCTCTTTCCACGCTTGGCTTTTCTTCTGGGCAGTTTGTTCAATAGCACAACTTAACGAACAAGTGCTTTGTGCAGTAGTATATATCGGTGTAAATTCGTTTTTACATACTTTGCATTTCTTAGCTTTCATATTTTTATGGCATTATGTATAGAAATTAATGTATATGTCTTTTCAATCTTGTTATTATTTTCAAATTCTGTTTGTTTAGGCATTGAATTATCAGTAATCCAATTTGGTTTTATATCATTTATATTGAAAACAAATATTCCTTCTGGTGTTGAATTTATATAAAGAGCCTTGCAATTCATTTTGTTTAAACTATCATATTTAATTTTCTCTAACATCAAATTATCATAGTGTTTATTTCTACATTTTAATTCAATTACGCATTTATATGTTGAACTAAAACAATCATAACTTGAAAATTTATCTTCGCTTTTTGTTAAATCGTATATATAATATTTTTTTAAATAATTAAATAATTGTTCTTCATTCATAACAACTGTTTAAATTCATTATTTTCTCGCTTCAATTTTAAATATTCAGTATGATACTGAGCAAGTCTTTTAATTAGCTGCTTATTCTCATCTTCCATAGCGCTTAAAGTATCTCTGGTTTCACTCATCCATATTTCGTATTTCTCTAAGGTTTCTATTAAATCTTTTCTGTGTTCGTGTTTCTCTCGTAAATCGTGTAGAGAAAGTCGGATGCTTCCTATAATCGCATTTAAGGAAGTCTTAGCGTGTATTACATCAAATAAATTCATATTCCTAAAGCATTAATTCCTTCGCAAGTAAATTTAGTTCCGTATTCTAATCTAAATAATACGGGTTTGTTTGCAAATGTAGGCATTCCACCTGTTTCTGTTTCTTTAACCTTCTTAACGTGAATCTCTGTAAACATCCAATGTGATTCGTGAGCAGGGTATCTATGTATTACTAAGAAGTCATCTGCTCTATTTCCCCATTTACCACCACCTTCTGCATCTGCCATACTTGGGGGAATAGGTAAGCCATTATACTCCCCGTCTTTATGTGTCTTTCTTAAAGCATCTGTAGCAGCGTGAATACATAAATAGATAGTTGTGTTCGTCTTTTTAGCAAATAACCTTAGCCTCGTAGCCATTTCGTAATCATAATCGTGAGCATTGCTTCCTTTAGGTCTTAAAAAAGAGTTGTGAGGGTCAATCATTAAAGCATCGTAATTACCTAATTCCTGTACTTGCTTCATAAACTCGTCAATTGTCCACGCTCTCTGAGCATCTATAAAATCAAAGTGAGATTCAATAAAGTTTTTATAGTTGTCTAATTCATATTCAAACATATCCTTAATCTTCTTACCAGCACACAACTCTATCAAATTACGCTTGATTCCAAACACGGAATTCTCAGAAGAGTAAATTAGGTGTTTAAGGTTGTATTTAACCGACATAGTAAGTAAGTACCATAATACCCAATAAGTCTTACCTACGTTAGCGTGTCCTAAAATAATGTTAAACGTACCTTCTTTAAATCTTAAATGATTGTCTAATTCTATACTTATTCCCTTACCCAAAGGAATCTTATCTTGTCTGAGTAACTCTAATAACTCATCTTGGCTTCTATGATTAACTATCATTTCTTTTTGTTTATTGAATAACCATCTACTCCTATGTCAGAATTCCAATGAGGAATAGGTTGTTTATTTATATCTTTTACATTATCATTTACATTTACATTATCAGCTATTTTTGCTATAGTCGAAATGCGTTTGCTATCGTTTGCTATGTTTTGCCATCTTTTGTTAGCACCTGCCTTACCTGCCTCACTCCGTTTTTCCTTAGTTTCTTCAAACTTAATTAAATCTCTTTTGAGTTGTTGTTTAATTGGAGTGAAAGCTAAATTTATAATTAAATCCTTTGTTACAGGATTTTCATCGTTTACATAAGCAAAGATAAATTTTATCAATTCCCCTGCCTTTTCATTTGGTAGTTGTTCAAATAATGCTTTTTGGTCAGCGTATAAGATAAATCCTTTTTTGTCTTTAGCCATAATTCTAATATTAAATAAAAAGTCCCGACTAACTTTCACGGCTCTCACCTCGCTACTTGTTAATCAGGACAAACTAAATTCCTTAGATTTTATAATGTGAGAGCAAATCTATGCGGCAAATATAAACAAATATGTTTAATATCAGAAAGGCAGCCCAGAACTTTCGTTTCTAATCTTGTCAGATGTATTTTCCATCTTTTTAAATGGTTCTTGTATCTTACCTGAAAAGAACTTACCTGCTTTACCATCTTTAACCCATAGACTAATTTCTAATTCTCTTCCATCTACGTTTATAGTCCCGCGGTAATCTGGATGCTTCTCGTTTTCTTTCTTGTTATTCTTAAAAATAACTGCCGTGTTCGTATTGTCGTAACTCATTTTTACTTTTGTTTTTGATTATTATTATTTTTACTTTCTTTCATTTCGTAATATAAATCTTCTAATTTATGATTTAATATATACCATTCTTCTTTTGTAATATCTTCAGGAACCATTATTTCAAAAGATAAAGTATAATATTCAATTGAAGTATCGTGGTTTATATAATGTTCTGATATTTTAAGACTACTTCTACTCATTTTACTTTGTTTTTAAATTATACTTTTTAACGTTTCGTAATAGTTTCTACAAAGTTCTACTTTCTCTTTAATCTGTTCTATAGCGTGTTCGTCTCTTTCTACGATGAATCTTTTAATTCGTAGGTTGTTAGGAATATGATCAAATGTGTGTTGGCTCTGTACCGCTTCACGCAAGTCTAAATCCTCATCTATTAATCCTGCTTTCCAATGCGCTCTACGAACCTCATCTTCTACAATTTGATGGGGAGTGTTCATTAAGCAGTAAATTAACTCACCTTTATCTAACCCTGTAAGCATCATATATCCTTGCATCTGCCAAAAATAATCTTTATTCTTTAACTCAGTATCGAATAACGGAAACGTAGATCCATCCCAAGAGCATTTTATATCAGCAAGTAGGTACTTTGTAATTACATCGGGTTCGCCTGTGAGCCATTCGTTATTATATCGTTCCGTGTTTTTAACCACAAACTCCCATTCTAAGACTTGACCTGCAAACTCTATTGCCTCATCTTCCATCTGTAAACCTTTATCCGTGTATCTACTCCAAAACTCTTTAGCTATTCCTAATTCCTTTTCTTTAAAGTAATCTTGAATATAAGTCTTTGCCGTTTCAGATAGAACCTCTCCCTTTGTTCTGGGAGAAGTCATTATCTTACCTATTGCGCTACATCTAATCTTCATAACAATAACATTGCTTTTGTTTGTAATTCAGTTAATTCATATCCTTTCAACGCATTCTTAAATTGTTCTGTAGTTAACTCTCCGTTTGATACTTTAGTAAGTCCCGATTCAAAACGTTCCTGAGGAAATAACTTACTTACCGCTTCTCGTGCCGTGTTACCATCGTCATCCACCGCCTGAAGCGTGAGCAGAGTTTGGAGTGACCCTCTTCGGTAATAAGTAATCGAAGCAATTAATTTTTGTGGGTCGGTAATCATTGGAAGAACTAAACTGCTTTCTATCTTATCTCCGTTTTCTATGTCTATTATCTGAGTGCATACTTTGCCGTCTAAGATGGGTTGTAAGAGTATTAAACCGTGTTTTAATAGGATTGGTTCAGTAGCTTCTAAAATAGCGTTTAAATCAGCGTATTTTGATTTAAAGAAAGGATTGTTACTTCCTTTAGTAACTTTGCCTATCTCTTGCTTCGCTTTCCATAGCTTAGTGTAGATAGTTTCGCTTTTCGGTAGAACGTCTACCACTTCTTCTTTTTTCATAGTTATTCTGTTTTTAATTGTTTACAAATATAATACTTTTAAACACATAGCATACCTTCAGCAGCTAATTTTTTTTTAATTAATCGTTCTAAATAAATTAAAGAGTTCTTTTCGTTCTCACTTGAATCGTTTGAGTAAGGTACGCTAAGATCAATGCAGTTCATTATCTTGTCAATCTTTTCTTTTAGCACATAATCAAATCCGTTATTTGCTTGTCTAACTACTTTTAAAGCGTGAATAACTGTGCTGTGGTCTTTGTCGAAGAACTTACCTGCTTTGCTCAGGTGCATATTTTCTATTGCTAACCAAACCATACCTAACTGCCGCCATTGCATTACTTCTCGTTTGCGTGATACCTGGCGAAGATACTCCAGAGAGAAAGGACAAGCTATTAGAAAATCCTCAAACACGAATCTTGTATTCTTAGGAAATGAGTTCTTTGTGTCTGTAATTGATTGTATGTTATAATTCATTTTTTTGGTTTTATATATTTGATAAAGTAATCACATTCGCCTTTTTCGTTAGGGTTTATGTCTGCGTATGTTTGCCAATATTTAGATGGTTCTGCCATATACCGGTAACAATCTTTTTTTAGTTTGCAAGTTTCATTCTTGCACATTGCTATATCTGGCATATCAAATCTTTTTAAGCATTAAACATCCCTGTGAGTCAAGTTTTGGTTTACCCATATTAGTAATACCTCCTGCTCTTTTCTTCAATTGAATTACATCTTCCATCTCAATCTCAACTTCAATTTCTGTTGGTTGTTGGAGTGATTGGATAACAACTTCAAAACTATGTTCATCAAGATAGCCTTCTTCATAAGCCTTTCTCATATCCTCCAAACTAAACACCTTGTCTTTATTCAACTCCATTGCTTTGTTGAAGCCATCTACATAAGCGTGGTAAGGTGATGATATTTTATCTCCCCAAGATTCCTCAGCCAACTTCTCAACATCAACTACTCCAAATATCTCATCACAGTTTTGTTTGGATAGTTTGTTATTCCCGTCTTTTGTAGATGTTGAGGCTATAATAACACCTTCTTCATTTTTAAGAAGATAATTTACTTCTGTTTTAATTAGCTTCATCTTACTCTGATTTAAAGGTTTCGTTGTAGTATTGTTCTGATGTTTCTCTTGGAAAAATATTTTCATCTTTGCTAATATCAAAACAACCTTGACAATAGCTTTCAATAATCTGCCCTTTCTCCATTTGTTTGGCTTGTTGAATAATAGCTTCTCTATCTGTTTTATCAGCAAATTTCCATTTAGATGAATTAACCTGTTGTGCAAACCACTCTATTGCTGTTTTCATATCTCACTTATATCTGTTATTAAACCTTTCCATAATTGGAATTTATCTTTAGCATCTGACTGAGTGTATGCGCTTACAATTAAATAACGTTCCTCCCATCTCTTTAGCTTTACCTTGTATGTTATCTTAAATCGTTTCATAGCTTTTTATCTCTGAGATTCTGTTAACTAATTGTGCGTTGTAATTATCCCAATATCTTTTTAAGTCTCCGTGTCTTACTCCGTTGTTAGGGATGAACTCGTTTTCTAATGTAGTAGGCTTTACGTGTTGGTTAAATGCCTCTGTTACTTTCTTAAATACGTTCCGTGTTTTCATAGTGACAATATTAGTTTGTGATACTCTTTAATTAAATTATCTAATCTGTTTAATGTTTCTTCTGAATAAACATCTGTGTTTGCTTGTCGCTCAATCTCCAATTGCTCAACGTACTTTATTAAATCTTCTTTCATATCTCATCAAGGCTTTTAAGTTTATCAATGACTATCTGGTAGCTTCTCCATAATCTACCTAATCCACGTTGGCAGGTATCAATAACATTGTCTGAATGCTCGTGAAAGTTGTTAGGGATGGCTATCTCTGCATTGTACCGAAGCATATTATCTATTCGGTTCTGCATTCCTTCGCATAAGTAAAGCAATTCGTTTGCTTTTGCGTGAAGCTCTAAGGCTTCTTTAATCTGTTTTTTCATCTGTTTTGTATTAGTGTGCGTTACCGAGTCGCACCCCTCGTTGGTTTATTTTAGTTTAAAATTCTTTTAGCTTTTTCTTCTCCTTCTATCCATTCTTTTGCTACAATAGTACCTAACTTTTCTTTTAGCATTTCAAACTCACACTTAAAAGAAAATGGGATAGATGAGTCAGACTTAATTACCATTGATGAAATAACCTCATTTGTGAAAGTATCTAAGATAAATATTGTTTTATTTTTTTGAGTTTTCATATCTGTTTTGTTTTTTGTTTTGTGCCTTATTGACCTTACAAATGTACGCAATTGTTTATAACTACCAAACTTTTACACAATTATTTTTACTTTTTTTTTGATTTATTTTTGAAAGCCTTATAAACAAAGGGAAGTAGAATGTAAAAAAAACAAAGGGAGAACATCTCTGAACTCCCTTTCTTACCTAAACAAAACAGATTGTACTTTACGAAAAAAGTTCTGCTAAGGTAGCTATTTTATATTACTACGCAGTTTAAATTGTAAATAACCAATATAAGTTTTGTTATTAATAGTAAACTTCTTATTGCAAATTTGTCTGTCTGAGCATTGCATTCTGTGTTGAATAGTTCCTGCGGCAGTTGTGTACATACTTTTATAGTGTGGTAGCTTTCCACAGTTAGGGCATTCAAACTTTTCTCCACCTCTTAATACCGCATAATTTACTTTTTGCTTTGTATATGGTTCTAATTTGTGGTAAACCTTTTCAAGTACAATAACATCCATATCACAATACTCTACCATTCGCTTTAATGCATCAGCATCTTTATTAAAAATGATAGCTTTCCACATATCCATACCTTCGTGCTTCAGCTTAGCACCAACTCCGAGAAATTTAGCAATATAATCTAACTTGTTTGAATTGAAATTAAACTGACTTTTAGCGTGTTTAAGCGTGTCTATAGATTGGTATTGTGGAAACATATCAATCTTATGTTTTAAGCATCTTGTACGCAGCCATTTTATATCGAATCTATCTCCATTATGCGCTACTATTTCATCTGCTTGATTTAATATTTTAACAAAATCTTTTAAAAGTTTTTTATCGCATTGGTTTTTATCCCAAGTTAAATTATGAACCTCATCTTTACCTTCCCACTTCCAACTCACGCAAATTATAGCACGTTCTTTTATAATGTCTTCTGGTTGTATTGTAAGATTGTAACCACTTCTCCAAAATATACCAATATTAAATGATGTTTCTATGTCAAAAAACAAACGTCTTCTCATAATAAGTTTGAATAAAAAAACCGATGTTACTCGGTTCTATTTGCGTTTGTAAGGTATATAGGTAGATTTTCCGCCTTTCTTTATCATTCGTAAGACTTGCTTACGATTGTGCCCTTCTCGGTAGGAAATATGAAACCAAGCTGCCTCAGTATCATTTCCTGCTTCGTAAATCAATTGGTCGAAAACAACGTTATCTATAATCCACTCGAATAAATCTCTATCGTGTAAATCTAAATCTATTGCTTCGCCTAAACTATGCTGAGACGTTAGCGCCCCCCCAATGCGTTTATTTACGGCAGGAGAACGATAACCACTATTCACTCTAATTGGCTTTCCTAAATGCTCTCTAATAGGCTCAAAACAATTAATAGCTAATGCCATAGCTTTAGCAAGTTGCCCAGAGTTCATCGAATTGCTTATTCCGTAGTTTGTAGCAGCATCTGAACGCTCAAATTCTGCTCTACTTAAATGCTTACTTAACTGCATATTACTATTAGGTAAGTTACTCTTTAGTAAGTTGTGATAGTGTAGCAGTTACTCCACCGATTGCTAACAAATAACTACTTGCCGTAATTAATGCTGCAGGTAAAGCTACAGGTGCTGCGATTATAGCTGCTCCTACTGCTCCTGCAATGATACCTACTCTTTGTACTTTCTTCCAAAACTTAGGAGTTTTAGATAGCCATCTTTCTTTTAGTTCCATATTTCTTTTTATCAGGTAAAATACCTACCATTAATTCGCTAAATTGTATGTGTTTATCTAATTGTCTTTTGCTTGTTTGTATTCTATCTTCTAAGCAATCGTACAACTTTAACTCTACTCTTTCAAGTTTAGATTCTAAAACCTCAAATCTTTTAGTAAAAAAGCTATACATTAAGAATATTACTAATACTAAAACACCTATTACCCCGTGTTTCTTTATAGCTTCTATTATAGGTATTAGTGCCATTTATAAAGTTAATATTTTAACAATAGATTATTTTAATACTTCTAATACTACTGCATCAATAAGTGCTGCATTCAGTTCTGAATAGTCAACTCTAAAGCTATTGCCTTGTTCATCTGAATAATCTGCAAAGATATCATTCAAGATAGTGATTGTTCTGTACTCAGTTGTTGCTGGATTGTCAGATGGCTTCTTAGAGTAAAGGTCATCTACTACTAACTGCACTCCTACAATTGAATCAGTTGCTACCTTCTTATTTTCTGTATCTGTAATTACTTGAGTCTCTCCGTACCCAAATATGTGTAATGTATTGTAAATTGCCATAGTTTATAATTAAGCGTAAATTACTTCTGTTGTTTCTATAACCGCAGTCCATTGAATATTAGTTGCTGATGCACCCGTTACTTGTACTCTAAGACCTCCGTTAGTTGTATCTGCTGCTAGTGTTGGTGTACCCCAAGCAGGAGTATTTTGAACTAATGTAACGTTTGAAACATTTAATGTAGTAGCTGCTGCATTTGCTCCCCTTACAATAAATCCGTCTATATCCCAAACCGCTGCGTTTACACTACCTGATTGCTTTCCTACAATGCTGCCTTTGAATCTATATGCTGATTGATTAGATAAAATTACTTGGTTTGTTGTTCCTGCTCCAGCTGAATCTGATGTTAAAGTTGTAGCTGTGTCGTTTGTAGTTCTTTCTCTTAATATAAATTTAGATGCTTGAGAGTCACCAGCTGTTGATTCTTGACCGCTTGCATAAGATTGTCTACCATATATCCCAAATACGTGAGATTGATAACCTTGTGCGTTTGAATATGAACCATTTGCAGTATTAAACTCACCTAAAGCAACAGAATAGTTTCCGCTTGCTGTATTTGATTGCCCTGCTGAAAATGAAGCAGTTCCTGAACTTGTATTTGCTCTACCTAAAGAAGTAGCAGATGTCCCACTTGATCCGTTTTGATAACCAATTGCTGTAGAATATTGACCTGAAGCACTTGCGTTCCCTAATGCTACTGAAGTGTCTCCCGAAGCAGTACTTGCTGTTCCACCAGAGATAGAGGCACTATTTGAAGAAATATTATTTATTCCACCGATTACTGTACTATTGCTTCCACTTGCTCTATTATTCTCTCCTCCTGATACAGTTGAATTGGTTCCACTTGCTACAGCAGCTGGGTCAAAATTAGACCTAATCCTTGACCAATCTGTCGCATATGCACCTCTTTTATTTCCTCCAGCACCTAAATTGTCAGGAATATCTGCAAGTAATGCTCCATTGCCTTTAGGTACAATAGCAAAGTCTGCATTCGTTGCAGCCGTTACTGGTGTTAATGAATTAACTGGTACAGTAGCGTTTGGTGTAGAAGTGTTCTCTGCTTCGGTGAATTCTGTTAATCCTCCTGATGCTGGCACCGCCCACGTTCCATCACCTCTTAAAAACTTTGTAGTATCATTTGGTGCTTTTGGTGCAAATCCGTGTTTAGCCGTACTTACATCATTTGTAGTAATGTCTGAAGTAGTCATATTGGCATCAGTTACCAATGCTTTAACGTTTGCTCCTGTAACTCTCTTAGTAACATACGATGCACCGCTAACCTCAGATATAACCATTAAATCCGTGTCTGCAACCGTTGCTCCTTTAGCCGTTAGTTCACTTATTTTCTTCTCTGCCATTTTGTATTTTTTATCGTTCTAATAATGTTTCGCCTGAATAAGAAACGTCATAAACTGCTCCAAATCCACCGCTATTAAATAATGTCTCGTCTATAAGAAAGTCCTCTGCTTCTGTAACAAAGAAATCAGAATTCTCAGCAAGTAAATTAGTAGTCTCTAAACCACCGCTGCTTCCATCTGCTCCCCAACTAATCGTGTTAAGAACGCCTTGTCCCCATCCTATTGTGTTCGCCATCTTTCTCTACTTTCTTTAAGTATAACTTTAACTTTTGTATATTGTTTTCTTTTACCTTGTACTTCTTCATAAATACCACCCATTTAAGTTATTCTCTCCTCGTGGGTACATATCACCATTTGAATTAGAATTATACTCAGGGAAAGATGCCGTGTTAAAATTAATGTAGTCTACAAATCTTTGCGTATAGTGTTGTGCTATTTGTCGTTGCTTTTCTACTAAGAAATCTACTTCGTTTTTTTCTACTGTAGTAGCGTTTTCGGAATCGTGTTTATATACTCCTTTGTTAGCAATCGTGTAAGCTGCAAAAGGTAAATATTCTACCATTGCCCAATGTATAAGCATAGGCTTTATATAGTCAATTAAAAGATTGTTATACGCACTTGGTATTGTATAGATTGAACTGATTGTTACCGCTCCATTTGTACCACCTGCTACCGTTGCAGTATTTCCAACTTTATAACCCGTTCCTGCCGTGTTTATTGTAGCGTTTGTAATTAAGCCTGCCGCAGCAGTAATATTTAATTTTAAACCCGTTCCCGTTGCGCTTGTTGTACTTCTGTCTGTTCCCGTTGTATAACCTGTTCCTTGATTTGTTACAGTTATTGCCGTTGGGATTCCTGACGTAGCTAAAGTAATTTCAGCTTTAATTCTATTTAACAAGTCTGTACCTAACATAGTTTGTATGTGTACATCCTGCGCTATTTTGATAAACTGAATAAATTTATCTGTATCTACATTGCCATTTACCGCAGTAAATTTAACTAAGTCTGTTCTCGATATTAAAAGTGCTTCCGCCATTGTTTAATTTTCTTTTGGTAAAAATCCTTTGTTAGGCATATCTATAGGCCTTGTAGATACTAAAGATGGATTCTTAATTACATAACCGAATTCTTCTGCTTTTTTACCCGCTATAATTCGTGCGTTAGGATTGTTTACATCTATTCCCACACCTTCAAAACTTGCGTATACTCTTTTATTCCATCTGTGATGACAAGCACCACCACCTTTGTAAAACCAAATGTCATAAGTATTAGTTCCTCTCGGTCCCCATCCTGCATTAACTATCTGGTTATTCATTTGTATGATATCTTCTTTTCTGTAAATTTTATTAGCTGCAATCATATTTTTACAGAACTTTCTACTTTTTTCTGTAGTATCTCCAGCATAAACGTAACGAGTAATAAACTTAACACCATCTATAATTTCGTCTTGTGACGATTTAGAATTAGGTCTTGCAGTTCCTGTACTAACTAAGTTTACTATCTTATCAAATAAAGACAATTTAACGCCATTTAAAAGCATTTCATTCTCTTTATCGTCATTATCATATTCTACCTCGTATTCGTCTATTAGAAGCCAATTTTGGTTAGGTTCTTCTCCTTTTTCAATTAAAGCATTCGATATCAAATCGTCTTGTGAACTTAACTGTGTTCCTGTTTCTTCTGCTACTTGCTCTTCAGTTTGAGCATTCTCTAAATCTGTAAATTCAAGTGGTTTAAGAGTTCTAAAGAATAGGTTAAGACTGATTCCGTTAACTGCTAACATTCTATCAATAGCACTAAGCAATATTTCTTGTTTTGGTCTTACAACTAAGTTATCAAATAACACAAAGCTATTTTGTAACTCATCTGCATTTGAACTAAATCCATTTGTTGAAGCAATACCGAAAAGCAAAGGACTTGTAACGTTATGCGATAACATAATCTTACGCATACATTCGTCACTTAACTGATTGTATAAATCGGGTGCATTGTCTACAGGAATAGAATCTATTGTAGTCTTACTTTCAGCGTTGTTATTAAATGCTACGATTACTCGTTGACCATTTGCGCCTGTAAGTTTAGACATAACCTTAGAAGAAATAATATCTTGCTCCTCTGGAGTTGGTTGTCCATTATTGAAGTTTACTACCGTACGTGAACTAAATGAAGACTGAACCTCAGAAATTAAATAGCTTGAAATCTCTTCTTCTAATACTGTGTAAGGGATGCCACCTTGATAATCTACATAGCTAAAATATTTCATCCCTACCGAATAAGGCTGAATGAACATTATTTCTACTTGCTCATTACCAAATCCAAATGCAGGAATTCTCTTAGGTGCGTAGTTTCTTAAATCTTCCCAATTATCAGAATAGTAATAGGCTTCGATTTGTCCGTCTTTATTGCACTTCTCAGGTGCTAAAAGATGCACAGGAATATGATACGCCTTTAATACTTTGCTTCTATCTTTAGAATAATGTACTTGAAACGCTGCTTGTCCCAACATCTCAAAATCTAATACTACTTTACGCATATCGTCTGCGTTAATCATAGCCATCATTTGAGCGTACTCGTTAGGCTTTCTTGAAGCATCTACTGCGCTTAAACCTTTGCCATATACCAAACGGCTAATATTGTTTATAATAGCGTTATTGGTAGTAGAGTTTTTATATCTATCAATTAAGAACTGATAATAAGAGTTATTTTCTCCATACGTTACCCATTCATTCTTCTTTGATTCCTCAATGATAGGCGCTTCGTATTTTGCTAAATTTAATATGTGTAGATTACTCATAAATTATAAAGTCGTTTGTTGTGGTCGAACTTACATACTGACCATTGTTTACGCTAAATGACACCAAAGGCTGATTAGTACAAAATACCTTGTCTTTAAATACTATATCACTCCCGTTTTTTAATACCAACATATAGAAATGATTTTCAACTAAATCAAATATAGCTTCTATAGTGTGGTAATATTCACCTACCGTAGAATCGATTATAGTTACAACCTGCGTATCATTTGTTTGCTCGTCAGTTAACTCCAAAGTATCATAGCTTTCCTCTCGTGGAATGAAGCTAATAATTTGGCTTGTAGCTGATACATTTAATACTATCATACTATATTAACTTAAACACTTCGATATTGTTTTAAAAAAGAAAAGGGTAACCGAAGCTACCCTAATCCAACTATTATGAAAGAAAAACTATACTGTTACAATTGTCGCGTTAGAAAGAACCGTTCTAAGCCCTACCTCAGTTGAACAATTTAAGAAGTTTGCAGGGATGTTCTCCATTCCTGTGAACGTCAAAGTGTACCCAGAAAAATCCCCAAGTGCCGTCCCGTTAGAGATAGTACCTGCAGTTACATCCATTCCTCTCTCTACACCTGCAAGAAAGAACTGATTGTTTCTGTTTCTTACCACGATGTGAGGACGTCCGTAAGCAAGTAACTTAACCATTTTATGGGTAGCTACATCTTGCTTTTTCAAGTTAGCAACTAAAACCTGCTCCACAAAAGTAGTTCCGTTGTCTCTTGAAGAGTTTATCGTTTGCTCAAAAGAGTTAGTTCCTTTAAGTTCGAATTTATACACGTTTGTTACGTTGTTAATGTCATCAATAACATCCGTGTTGGTAACGTTATACGTTAAATCATTTGGGTAAGAATAGTCTCCGTAATTGATAATGTAGATAGCATCTAAACCACCTACCGCATCTTTACAAGGCTCTATTCTTCCGTTTGCAATATCACAGCTCATTTGTTAAAATTTTAACACTTTGTTAAAGTGTGGTTAATATTTTATAAAAAAAGGGTGGTAGATATTCCACCACCCTCGTTATTTTATTAGTTAAGATTAGTTAGCTGAGTTAGTTACACCGTAAGTAACACAATCTCCAGCGAAACCATATTTAGCATCTGCAGTAAAACGCATAATTACTCTTACGTTTTGAGAACCATCAAGGTCTGCCATATCGATAACTTTAACTTCATTCAAGTCAGAAAGAAGACCCGTAGCGAAGTGTAGGTTAGAAGACTGAGTCAAAAGACCTCTGTTGTCATCAAGACCATAAGCCAAGAAGATTGGAATACCATCGAAAGAAAGTGAACCGTTAGTGTACCATTGAGTACCTTGTGCGTTAACACCATTAGCACCCAAACCTGATGCACCGAATCCACCCAAAGCACGGATATAAGCACGTACGATGTTAGAAGAAAGATACAATTTCAAATCTGGTTGTCCGTACAAACGTGATGGACAAGCGTCTACGATTTTACCAAGTTCAGCAATAACGTCACCTGCATCTACTGTAGTACCTGCTACCTCTTGTGCGGCTGGTAAAGCAGAATCAGCTGCAAGTTGGCGCATAATACCTGAGAACTCACCTGCAGAAGCGTTGTTACCTTCCCAAATAACACCTTCCATATGAGAAGCAACTTTCTCAGCTACGTGAGCAATAAGGAAATCAGCGAAAGATTTAGGAAGAACATCGAATGCTCCGTAACCCATCTCAGCCGCCTGCCAAGTTTGGTGAAAATCTTTTCGGCAAAGGCTCAAATTTACTTGAAATTCCTCCGGCTGAAGCACTCTTTCAGTAAGAGTTAAAGTTGAAGTAGCGTCAAAATCACAAGTAGCGTTCTTAACGATTCCGTCAGTAGCAACACGTTGGATAACTTGCTTGTACTTAACATTTGGGTGGATAGTTAAACCACCTTGCTCTAAAGTTGGTGCAGACAAAAGTGCTGCAGCAATGTACTTACCTGCGAACTCCCCAGCATAAGTAGTTGTAATTGATGTTGTAGTAGCCATCTTTTTTTTAAATTATTAGTTAATTATTTATTTAATTTTTCAAGGATAGAATCCATTGTAGTTCTTGCTCTTTTAGAAGCAAATTTGAATCCTTCTGCTTTATTTACATTCTCAGGGTTGAAAGTGATAGGAGATACTTCCTCTAATTCAACCTTATTTTCTTTAGTAGTTTCTTCAGTAGCAACTTCTGTAGTAGGCTCAACTTTTGAAAACATTTCTAACTTAGCTTTCAACTCTTCGTTTTCAATTTTAAGTGCTTCCATTTCTGAGAAGAACGTTTCTTTAACGATAGATTCAACCGTCTTTTTAATGTCTTTAGGTGCTGCTGCTTCTGCTTCAACTTCTACCTCTGCTTCTGCTTCTGGCTCTCCCATCGGCATTTCCTCTTCAGCTTCCATTTCTTTAATTTCAGCAATAATACCTTCTTCGATTACTACCAACATTTTAGAATCTTCCAATTCATACTCTCCTACAGGCAAAGCGATTTTTTGATCTTCAGCAACTATAAAAACTTCTGATCCTGCTTCAAACACTTCAGCTTCTAGAATAGTCATTCCATCGGAAAGTTTCATAGTAGCCAATTTAACTTCCATTCCTAAAAGTTCTTTAATTTGATTGATTACGTTCTTTTTCATATTTAACATTTATAACTTAATAACTTTCGTGTTTTTGTTCTGTTGTATTTTTACCCATTAACACTTGTAATAACTCTTGCTTCATTCGTGTTTACAATGGTGGGAGTTCCTTGCGAAACTAAACTACCTACACCCTGCGCTTGTAGTGTGCCATCGCAGCATTTTGAGTTATACGTGCCGTCGTCACAAAGGCATCCTCTTTTACCGCCTTTAGGACTTGTCTTACTTAGTGTTTTTTGTTTTGCCATCTTATTTGTTTTTGATTTGTTCTAATTTACGTTGCGCCCATTCTACTCCTTCATCACCACCCCACGCTAACCACATCAATCTACCACATCCATCTCCTAACTCCTTGTCAGAGTTTTGACGTTGACGTTCAAACGATGCCATTCGTGCAATAGTTTCTTCGCTTATAGGTTCGCCATTTGCTAACTGATTTGCTCGTGCTTTACCTACAGGTGTTCCGCAATCTCCCCATCCGTTTTCTTCTGCATATCTTAAAGCTATCTTAGCGTTTTCTTTAGCTGCTTCTGGATAGTCTGTGTAGCTTTCAAGTTGTAATGGTAGTTCGTCTTTATGATATAAATACTCGCTATCTTCTGTGTGAACTGCACCCGTCATTAAACGACCTGAAGCGTCTTTATGCGTTGGGCCTGTATATACCTTTCCGTCTTTTGTGTAATGCTCTACTCCCTCTTCTAATTCCTCTTGTTCAGCTTTTAATATAAGTGCTTTTAACTTCTCAATTAATTCCTCTTCTGTTTCTGGCTCAGTAATCGTAGGTTTAAGGCTCATTTCGTATTTGTCTGCAAAGTAACCTTCTATAGAAAATCCTTTTACTTTACCTTCTTTCACGTCTTTCCATACCTCATCATTATTTACCTTCATAGAAATCATCCAAGTTCCTACCGGCAGACTGAATCCGTATTTTGCAGACTTGTCTTTTTTCTCATCTTCAATGATCCACGATTCTACCACACTCATTCCACTTAATTTTTTATCGTGTTCGTATGTAGCGTTATTTTGATTTGCTCTCATTAGAAATAACTCAGATGCTTTTCTAACCGTGTCCTTACTGAAATAGATATGATACTCTTCGTTCTTGTCGTTACGTCTGTAGATTTGTTTATTAGGCACTAAAGCAGCACCCATTAAGATACGCTTTTCAGTATCTATTTCTTTCAACTCTACTTCGTGTTTATGTAACGCAATAAAGTTTTCTTCTATTGCAGGAGAACTAACAACTGAAACGGCATCTATTCCGCTCATTTCATCGTTCTCGTCTATCACTAATTCTATTATCTTATTCATAACCTAATAACTTTATAATTATCCAAACGTTGCGTTATTCACTCTATTCCTATCTAAAGACTGAGCAGTCGTTACATCTCCACTTACTACATAAGCCTGTATTAATCCTTCTCCTAATCCTGCTAATGGGTTTGTAGCTTGAGCGTTTCCTACTAAATTAAAGTTAGGAGCCATAACACCACCTGCTCCTGCAATCTGAGGAATGGCAGTATCTTCACCTCCACCGCCTGTACTTCCTTCAAATTTAGTTTTAGAGATAGCAGCAATTTGTAAAGCACCCATAACACCAGCCGCGACACCGAAAGGAATACCTGTAGGAATACCTCCACCATTACGAACAGAAGTAACTACATTCGATGCAGTATCTATAATTGTTTGAACAATACGTAATTTCTTATCACGCTCAAACATTCTCTTTTTGATTGCCTCTTCTTCTTTGCTTCCTTTCTTTACATTCTTTAACCTTTCGTTATCTGAAGCATTTAAAAGGTTGTTTAATTCAGCATATACTTGCCCAAATGTTTGAGCTGTTTTTAAAGCTAAATCAACAGTCTTTTGTCTTGCTAATTGTTTTTCCTCTTCATTTTTTAAAGTAAAATCAAGGTCTAAATTTTGCCAGTACCTTGAAGCATCATTCTTTGCTTGTTCACTATCTTTTATTTCTTGTTCTGTTTTATCTCTTCGTTTTTTCGCAGCTTCAGCAAATGTGTCACCCGCATCTAACATCTCTTGATTAGTATCTCTAACTGCATCTGCTTGCTTAGTAATTTCTTTAGTAGATTTCTCTGTGCTTGTTTTTACTTCCGTGTTTTGCTCAACGTACTTCTTACCCGAATAAGTTAACTTGTCAATTTGTCCACTTGCATAGATTGCTGCCTTACCATAGTTTTCAAATCTATTTTCTGCATCTGCTAATTCTTTAGTATTTTTCTTTATTCTTTCAGATGCTCTTTCTGCTGCGTTAGATGCTTCTTGATTAACTGCTATTTGAACTGCTACACCTTCTTCTAATGTAGTTCGTGTTTTTCCTGCACCATCTTGAATAGCTTTAGCTAAATCTTTTTCTGCTTGTACTAACTCTCTTTTTAGTTTACTTTGAGTTTCTAAGTTTCTAACTATAGCCTCTTCATTTTTTTGAAGTCTAAATTTAGCTTGTTGGTAAGTTAAATAATTAGCTAATTCTTGATTTAATTGGTTTTGAAATTCAGCTTCATCCGATAAATTTTTAAGAGTAGTTCCGTATTTTTTATTAATCTCAGATATTAATTCAGAACGCTCCTTACTGCCTTTATTGGATGCTTTTAATTGAGCAATAAGAGTAGCGAATCCTTTTGATTCTTCTGCTACTTGTTTATCTTGTTCGGCTGCATATTGTCTTCTGTATTCTGCTAATTTTTGCTCTTCCTCAGATACATCCCCTACAGCTTTTCTAATGTCATCCCAATAAGTAATAACAAGGCTTAATCCTGTGATAAGTAGTCCTATTCCTGTAATAGCAAATACTTTACCTGCGGCAGTCATATTTTGGAATCCTTTTACCGCTCCCTCATATACTCCTGTGATTTGTTTACCTAAGTTGGCAAAGTCTTCTTTAGCTTCTAAGACTCCATTAATACCTTGAGTTAAAGCCATAGCAGATTGCACCTTTAGCAAAGTAGCTTGTACCGCTTCGCCTTCTACACCTACTAACCCTAACGCACCTTCAAAGGCTTGAAATCCATTTAATACTCCACTAATCGAGGCAGATAATGCGTTGAATTTGGCATCTGGGTTGTATGCGTCAGTCAAGTTTTTAGCGTCTGCAATAGCGTCTTTTAATTCTGCTGCTTTCTTCGCTGCTTGTACTGCCTCTTGAGATGTAGCACCGAACTTTTCAGCTAATGCAGCAACTTCAGCTTGTGCTTCTCTTAATTGTGCTTTTAGTGGTTTAAGTGATTCCGTCTTTACCTCTAATTCTATTACTTTCTTTTCAGCCATTACTTACGTCTTTTACTCTTTAACTCTCTTTTACCTTGTTTGTATGCTTCACGTACGCTTGTGGGTATTTTATACTTACCTTTTGCTATGTCAATGAACTCCGTCTTTCCGTAGAAATCGTCTATTTTTAATAACTCTAAAATATTCTTAATCATACTTCTTGTGTTAGTGTTAGGGTGTCTACCTCTGTGCTTCCGTCCTCGTTTGTATAAGTTAATTCTATATCGTAAACGTTAGTGTTTCCTTCTTCTCCTCTTAGGTATTGGTTAAACTCCGTTATTAAATCGTCTGAGTTTTCTGCAATGATCGTATAACTTGGAGTAACTACAGGATAAGTAAATACAACATCCGTGTCTGTAGTAATAGTAGCAGCACTTGCCGTTACACCTGTAGTTCCCATATCTAAAGCAACCTCAGTCACTCCAGTAGGTAGCAATACACCCACCGTTACAGTTAATACTCCCTTTCCTGTCTTAGGGGCATTTAATGCCTTTATAGAACGAAAATCATTTAGCAAGACTAAATCCACATCTCCTGTGGTTGTTTCCGTTTTTATCTCGTTTATGATATACCTTTTGTCCCTAATTAATATCCTATCGTTCATCTTTAGACTTGTAAGAATAGGAGTAGGGAATAATCCTTTACAACTTACTAACCTTTGTTTCTTAGAGTATAAATTAGCTAAGTAGTTATAGTAATATACCTTAAATATATTTCTTTCAATAGGCTCTAAAAAGAACGTGCTATTATCTTGTCCAAAGTTTAACGTATATCTTGAAGAGTTATAAATTAAATCCTGCCCAAAAGGCATATAGCTTGTTATATGATTTGTAGACGTTCCATTATTAAAGTAGAATGATACCGTCTTTTGCTCATTCATATACAATAAAATAGGCTGCGGAATAATAGGTGCTAAAGTTTTGTCTAAAGAGTAGCCTACCTGTAAATCCGTTCCTGTAAACTTTTGGTGGCAAAGATTTTCAAAAGGTAATTGTATAACGTACTCACCGCCATCGTAATCATACACCTGCTCTAAATCGCCATACTCACGATTATTATTAGCTGCAAATTGTGTGTTTAAAATAGTAGCACTTTTTAAATGCTTAAATCCTATCTTCTTATACAACTTTACACGCTCGTAATCTATGCTATCTATATCTATGTGTTTTGTTACGTCTATTATTCTTCCTTTGCTATACCAATCCTCTAAAGGTTCAATCTGAAATATAGTAGGAGATAAACCATAACAAGTTAAATTAAACTGCTTTAATATACCTGCTACGAAATCGCTTATCTTCATATCTGGGAAATTGCCAGAAATATCTAAGTCTTTTGTAAATGTGTTATCAGTAACCGTTACATAAGCATAGTCCCAAAAGTTACCACTTGCATCTGTTAAAGAACCATTAATTAACAAATTCAACTCACACCAATAACCTACAATTACATCACCTTCTGCTCTACCCACAAAAGAAAACTCAGTATCTAAAGAACCATCCCAATCAACGATTCCTGTATATTCTGCTGCATTACCAAAAGAAGCACTAACGGTAGCTATAAGATTATCGTTTTCGTACACATCAATAAATACATCGCTTGTTGTAACATCTGCTCCACCTACTCCGTATGCATTTACATAAAACTGAATCTGTTTAAGTGTTCCGGGTACCGTACCTCCTATTGAGTTTTCAGGGTCGTAATTAAACTTTAAAACATTCCTATCTAATATAGCTGCCGTACCTACTCCTGTTGCTTGGCTTACCGCAGTAAAATCCAATGCTTTCCTATCTGAGTAAAAAGCAAACGTATCTTTATTCTTTAGCCATAAGTAACAATTCGTAAACCTCTTGTCATTTAGAAATAATCCTTGAAAATCTATATCGTATTTCGTTTCTATAGCTTCAAATACTTTGCTTATTCTTACCGCAGGAAACAACTCGTAGTAATGCATATGGTGGCTATTCTGGCTTATGTCTTGCGCTCCACCACCGCCATACTGCCAAACTCTACTACTTGAGATTAAAGGATATCGTATGTCATAGCTTGAACTTGATGTTATTCGTGTTTGAACTTGTGCACCGTTGT